GGGTAGCTTCAGCGCCGTCCAGCGGTTCTTCTTCGGGAATTCGACCCATCCCTGTATGTGTGGAGTGCCTTGGCTGCCCTTTTCACGGCCTGCGATGTATCCGTCGAGTAAGCCCTCGCGATCCTTGAGCATGTCCTGCCAGTCGTCGGGATAGTTATTCCACGTGAAGCACCATCGTTTAGCAGCAGTATCTTGCTTGCGTTTCTTGGTCGGCGGCTCCTCGTCGACTTCCGGATGTGGCTCAACTATTGGAACTGTTTGATCTATTTCCTCAAAAGACCAGGAAACAGGCATTTCCACAGAGACAAGGGGGGTTTAGTATTACCCCCCCCCCGGAGCTACTTGGAGCTAAATACGTTCAGACTTGAACTATTTGAATAGCTACGGAATTAAAGCAACCATGGCGAAACGTACACGTGTGAACACTGGGCGCAAGGCTGTCGCGAAGCGGCGGCGGCGGGGCACGTCTAACGTAACCCGTGTGCGGTACCAGCGTCCGTCTGCTAGCAATCAAAAGCGGCAGATTCTCTCTAATGCTAATGCTATTAAGTCAATTCGTAGGATATTGCCCCCCGCGATTTACACGGATTATCAGTATACCTACGCGAACGCACCGCCCTTTCCTACGGCCCCCGAGCGTTTCTTCGTTATTACAAACAATGAGCTAATGAGTCCTATACTGTGGGCTTCAGTTCTGCGCAAAGATGATAATGTTGCGGAGTCGTCTGTTACGATGCTTAAACGCATGCAAATCAACCTTAGGTACACTCTGGGTGAGGCCAATTGGTGTCAGATCACGACTTTTATCGTTACCATACGTCCGGATGCGGTTAATCGTGTTATTAACCAGGCTGGGCTCGTGGAAGGCGATGATTATATCTTTAATGTTGATGAGTTTCAGCCTCGTCTTAACAGCAATGTCTTCAAGGTCTTGTATCGCAGGCATGTCAGTCTCATGGCTGGTGCTTGGGAACAGGCAGCGTTTGAGTCGGCTGGTGATACACTTGTGGCTCAGTCGACGAGCACGTTGAAGAAGGGTCAGGTTAATTTGCCCCTGAATTTCAGGATCAGGCAGCCTAATGGCACCACATGGCGTACTATGGATCAGTCTCAGCTCCCTCCTAACCGGCGTTACTTCCAGCTTACCTTCTTTAGAGGGCAGTCTAATAGCGCTGATGATGCCCCCCCGGAGGTCGATACAGACATCCTTTACACCGCCTACAATTCTGGATAGTCACCTCTGCACTTTCGGTCTGTCAAAAAACGACGTTGACCGCATTTGTCCGCTGTAGAACTCAAGGTGGCTACTAGATAGGAATTTTAAAAGAAAAAAAGCGCCGCAGGCCTGGATTGCGCGCGCATGCGCAGACCCTTATGGGTCTTTTTTTTTGCCACTCTCTTATACCAAGTCTGTCCAGTCTTCCTCTACTACTGCGCCCTCCCCTTTCCCGTCTGGAATGCGGATGATATTCCACCTGTCTCCGCTCAGTTCAAAGGTGTCTGGACGGGTGTTGGCGAAGATAACCATGTGTGGCGGCTCCTCGTTCACCATGCCTCCCTCGTATTTGCCTGAGTAGAAGAGCATATCCTTGATCTCCTCCAGGCCTGTGTAGGATACGTACTTGTTTTCCAGGCTACGCGGGATGTTGATCATCACGGTGCGCGGCGGACGTTTGTTCAGGGTAAGGTACTGGAGGACACAGTTCTTCATATCCGCGGCCTTCCCTGACAGCACAATTGTGTTTTTGTTTCTACAAATAAACCACTTCTGTAGTGTTGTCTTACCCGCTTTACCCATTGGCTCCCAGACCCAATACACTTTACGGCGATTTATGGGCTCTATTAAGATGTTTACGAGCCTCTGCTGCCACGGGCTGAGATCCATTTCCAGCATGTAGACGTAAGGCTTCGCTGTAGTGCCTGTGCCGTAGGTGACGAAGTCGCCGTCTTTCGTGCAGTACTTGTAATTATCTGCATCACTGCCCCGGGCTACTTCCCAGTGTATCTGTTTGGGTAGCTTCAGCGCCGTCCAGCGGTTCTTCTTCGGGAATTCGACCCATCCCTGTATGTGTGGAGTGCCTTGGCTGCCCTTTTCACGGCCTGCGATGTATCCGTCGAGTAAGCCCTCGCGATCCTTGAGCATGTCCTGCCAGTC